AACGAGTCAGAACCCAGTACACAACCAACGATTCATGAAACATTATTGAATCCGTCTTTAGAAATAACAGCTACAGAATCATCAAATAAAAAAAAGGAATATGTCAAAACAGAGTCCTTTAATGATATGGCGTTAATGATTTTAATTTTTTTAACAGGATTTACTATAATACTGTGTTTTTATGATTCTTATAAGAAATATGTAAATGAAAATAACATTATACATGAACATTCAATGGAAGTGTTAATTGAATAAATTATTGAGTATGATCTTTTTTACAAGCCATAACGTGTTCTTCTCCCATTGCTTTAACAACTGTTAAAATAAGTTGTTCTCCTTCATCAAAACCATTTCTAATTGATTTACATAATTCTTCAGGAAAGGTAGGCATTTTTAAGTCTTCTCTGGTTTCTCCAGAATCTTCCATGAGTGTTAAATAATCTTCATCTGTGATATCTAATAAAGAATATTCGCTTTTCATTACATTTGGCACGGTTGTCCCATGTGTAGAAGGTACAATATCTTCAAGTTTTTTACCTGTAAAAATATCAGTTGCTACAAAATTACATTTTGCGTGACCATGTTTTCCAGTTTTTGATGTAGATATTGATACGACTTTACATGGTCTACCTTTTATACATATATATCCACCTTTTTTAATCTGTCCTGCTTCCATAGGAATTGTTTCAGAAGCACCTGCATCAGCTGATTCAAAAATTTCAGTATCAGCCATAATAATCTATAATTAATATGAAGTTTTTATATGTTTAAAATTGCGAAAAATAATGATTGAAATTATTCTATTATATGTTTAATGCATCCTAGATTATTAGAATATACTAAATTATTATCACAAATTCCTAAACCGGTGGGTTCTTTAAAATTTTCAAAAAAAGGGAAATTAGTAATTTGCTTAATAGAGTTTAGGATACAAAAGGAAATTGAATGGGTAATGAATGCAGTATTGCGTGTTTATTCTCCAGAAGAAATAGGTATAGCTATGATTTATGGAACAACAAATGCGGAATATGTAGAGGAAACTTTTAAAAATTGGGAAAATATGTTATTAATAAAGACAGAACATAAGAATTTAAATAGAGGCACATATTCTGCATTTCTAAAACAACCTCAAATTTATGATAATTTTTCTAATTTTTCACATATTTTAATATATCAAACAGATGCATTACTATATAGAAAGATACCCGATAGTTATTTTAAATATGATTATATAGGTTCACCTTGGAAGTTAGACAATCAATGTGCAAAATATCCAGCTGGGAATGGTGGTTTTTCTTTAAGAAATATTAAAAAGGTTCAAGATGCATGTAGTATGTTTAAAAATGTAAAATTTCCAAAAATTCATAGAGGGAATGAGGATATTTTCTTTTGTTCACAATCTAATTTTGAGTATCCTAAATTCAATTCAAAATTTCATAAAGCATTTGCAATAGAGCGGGTTTTTTATCCAACACCAGTTGGTTCGCATCAAATATGGCTTACTCAGATGACTGTTCAAAATTGGAAGGATTTTGTGAAAGAGAATATAGTTGAGGGTTTATACAAAGGAAATATTAAAGAGCATATTGTGAATGAAGAAGATGAAGATGAAGATGATAAAATTAAGAGAATAATGGATAAATCATTTGAAGTAGAGAAAGAGATTATATTAAAAACGAAAACGGAATTAAAGGAGTTATTAAAGGTAGAACAAAACGTAGGACCCTTTTTGGTTGAATTTGTTGATTTAAGGCAAAATAAGTGGGAAATAGTGAGTTCTGTGAAATATGATATATTATTTTGTAAGAATGAAGATCCTAAATCAGCAGTTGTTGTTCATAATATTGGAAGACAACATTGTGCGGTTGTTCATAAAAAGGGTCCGGGTTGTTTTCATTTCATTAGAGATGAATATATATATTTGGGTTTTAAAGGATTTCCAGAAGGAGGAAGGTCATATGCGGATATACAAGCTCCGGTTGGGAATTCATTTTCTCATGCGAAAGGCTTACCTCCAAATGGGATCATATATTTAAAGGCTAAATTTGGAGAGGAAGCTCCAGGAGCAAAACGCAACGATTATAGTTTATCAGAATATTCAGATAAGAATATAACAGTTCCTGAATTAGTTTTTGTATTATTTACGGGCGTAGGTTATTACAACCAGCTTTTTTCTTTAGAAACGGCGGTATATCTTGCCAATATATCAAAAAGAGCATTACGTTTATTTATACAACATCCTCTTGTACATTGTGGTCAACCTAACAAATGTTATGGTATATTGATTGATTATATTTCAAAAAAATTTGAACGTCATTTGCAATATGGTTTTTCTGTTCACCCATATAAACCAATTCCAAATTGTAAAAGAATAGATTTGAAGACAAAATTAAGTAATATTGTGTTTATAGATAATGAATTTGTAGATCAAAAATATGCAAAAAGTAGAAATGCATTTGTACATTCACGTTCGGATATGGACCCATCTATTTTAGATGATTTGTATAATTTAGAAATAAAGCAAATAAAGATTGATAAAAGCAACGCATCACGTTGTTTTACAAATTTTTATACAACAAAAGAAAGATATTTACTTATGAGTCAAATCGCAAATGATTTATCTGAACAGATCGAACCGATTGAGAAAATATATAAAGAAATTGTGAAAAGTCTTGGTCCAAGAAAGAATATATTAGCAATACATTTAAGATTCGGCGATGTTCACAAATCTTTGAGTGCAATTAGTGGAAGTAATAATTCAATTGAAAAGAACATTGGAGAACTAGTAAGAAAATACAGCAAAGTGTTGATTATGACGGATAGAAGAGATAATCCTTTTTTTAAGAAATATAAGAACAAGTTTATTTTTACGGAAGATTTGATAAAGGGGAACCATAGAAATATTTTAACAAAGTATTTTAAGACAACAAGTGTAGCTGAATTTATTATCCAAAAAAAAATATGTGAATACGCAGAGGAATTTATTGGTTCGCAAGGTTCAACAGTATCCGTTCATATCCAATATAGAAATTATATAAATGGTAAAGATTATGAGAAATACACTCATATGTCATGTGGTCATTATAATAGTAAAATTCTTTCTTTAGAGAATAAATCTAAAGGAGAATATACGTGGGTTAAAAAGAATTATCTCAGAGGTCATCCGATGGCATGGAGTATGTTTTTTGAGGATAACATACATAGGTTTTTATTTTATAATGTAGACACATGGTTAGATACATCAGATATTTCGATAACAAATAATAGAGTAAAATTTAACCATTCACAATTTAATGGTGGGATATTATTTATTAAAACAGATTTACTCTTTGGATATTTAGATGAATTAATGAAAATAAAAAAACGTTTTGTTTTGATTACAGCGAGTAATGACGATCATTGTGCACAATATATGGAATGTCCTAACAATGACAAAACTATATTAACAAGAATAAATAATTTTTTGAATAAGGAAGAGTTAATATCTTGGTATTGTAAAAATGCATGTATTGTTCATAAGAAAGTGATACCATTACCACTAGGTCCTAAAATGCAATGGTATACAACACAATTTCATGGAGAAGATATAAATACACACAACCGTTTATTTAACAGATATTTTACTAATCCAAAAGAAAGATTTTATGAAGGCATATCAAAAAAGAATGAATTGTATTTTAATTTTAATAATACTACTTCAAAACCATTTTTTAAAATTCATAAGGATATTAGACCAAAAAGTATGACAGAATTGTCTAACAATGGCTTTAAAAGAGATGAATCACTGGATTTTGAACAATATATTGAAAAATTAAGTGAATATAAATTTAGTGCGAGTCCTCCTGGAAGAGGTATTGATACACATAGAGCATGGGAATCGTTGCTCGTAGGTACTATACCTATAATAATATCATCACCTATAGATGCGGTATTTGATGATTTACCTGTAATACTTGTAAAAGATTACAAAGAAATAACGATACCTTATTTGAATAATAAGTATAAAGAATTGATTTCTAGGAAAGATTATAATTTTGACAAGTTATACAAAAATTATTGGGTTGATAAAATAAGAGCATCATATAATGAATGAAACTGAGATAGAGACATTATTCAATACATATGATACAGAGAAGAAGAAAAATATATTAAGGTGCAAAAAGATTGTACAATTTGAAGAGAATGAATTTATAAAAACTGTACAGAAAGCGTTTGTAGAAATATTAAGTATTTTGGCAAGATTATATTGTTTTAGAATGATTATTGAGAGAATTGAATTATTGAGAGGTTATTATAATGAGACTGATCTTGCTGAAGAAGTAAGTGATTTATTATTGAGATGGAGTGAAATTAATGGAAGAGTAAAAAATTTAAATAAGATGTTACCGAATATGTATGAAACTATATATATCTCTAATAAAAGGGGGTGGATAGATGCTTCTACAGTTGTAGTAGATAATCCACAAAGCAATGTTTATTTGAAAGTATCGAGTGTTGTTTATGATGCAACATTAAACACAACAAATGTGGTGTTTACAGATACGAATAGACATATTACATTGATAAGAGATACAGCGTATGATTATATCGATTATGATGATATGACTCGAATAATTTTTCCTTTAAATATGGTTTATATGATTGATGACGAAATATACATAAGATATCAAGCCTCATTCTTTTACAGAGAGTTAGAAAGAGCTCATGTTGGGAAAAAATATAACAATATTGAGAAATTAATAGGAGATGAATGGGTAGAATTATTTGATAGAGAAGTTTCTTCTGTTAATATTAGGGAAGCATATTATGAAACAGAGAAGATAAAAGGAGAACTAGAAGAGATATGTCATTTTTTTGATGTAAATTAGACACGATAATAAAATAGTAATTGATATCCACTTGAAAAACTAAATGTTTCAGTGAGTTCTGGACCAGTTTTCCATTTTTCCTTGGTATTTATATAGTTTTTCCAGTCATGTTGGTAAAATTTATTAATAGCTCCTCCGTCGAATAAGTAAGAATTACCATTGCATGTTACATATGATGAAAAATGTTTTTGATCTTTATCTCTTAAAACAGCACTATCCAAAACCCATTTTGAATCTTTATATTCAAACTCGGTAGGTATGTCAAATGAGTTTCTTTTTCGTTTATAATAAGCTGTATCATAATATTCTGCCACAATTATGTGTGGTAATTTTTGATAATTACTTACATGCCATTCAATATGATCATTAAATTCTTTAGGGTTTTTACCGCTAATAGCCAACATAGAAAATGGTTCAAAACCAATTAATTTCAAAAGACTTTTATAATAAACATAAGGATTTCCCGCTTGATCTACTTCATAAAAGATTGAGCCCCAAACACTTGTTTTCTTGTTTGCTACGTCAAGATATGTAGAATAATCTTCTTGTTCATTTGGTGGTAGTAATTTATAATGTTTTGATATTTTATCTATAAATTCATTCGTATCTACTCTATTGGCATATTTTAACTTATTATTTGTTCCTAATAGAAATGAATCAATAAATTTATTCATATTAAAAAAAGGTTTTTTTAGATTTTTGTTCAATTCTGTTCCATCGGGTAATTTACCTGTTATCATTGTTTCTCTTAAAATTCTAAAAAATTTTCTACCTTTATCACTTATGAAGAAAATCATAACAAATGAATTAAACCAACAATTTGAATTTCTTTGAGTTGGTGGAATAATTTCTGAGCATGGTGCTTTAAATTTTGTGTGTAGATTTGTTAACATAGCTTTTTGTGAGATTGGTGAATCCCACGAATGGCAATCCCATCTATTTTTTTCATTATTTTTAACTGCGATGTCGTCAGGATCTGACTCGTAACAATTAAATACATCTGGGTCTGGTTCTGTTGATGATAATGATTTGATATTATATTTCTCATATATACTTGGTAAATATGATTTGAAATTTGATTTTTTTGGTTTATTTGATTTTTTATTTTTCTTTTCTAAATTTTTAGAGCGACCTTCATTCTTCGGATATTCGGGGATTTCACCAAAGGGGGTTCTGATAAATGAGTATATAACATCATTATTTTTTATATCTAATTCTTCAGCATTTTTTTTATATTGATATTTTTTAAGAGGAGAGTACGAATAAAACCGAGTGCCCATGTCATGAAAAAAACCGAGTGAGTCAAGAGTTGTATTCTTTTTTTTTGCATATATTTTTAACATGTTTTCTACTTTGGTATAAGTCATAATTTTAAATTGTAGTCCTTCTTTGACATCGGGGTCGTCTATAGATGTAATCGTAACCAATATTGATGTTTTCACGGGGAGTGTTGTTTTCTTAATAGTTTTTGTTGAAGGAGATATTTTTGTACTTTTTTTAGTTTTATAACAACAATTACGCTTTTTATTTTGATTATAATATTCAGAGAGACCTTCTTTGCAAGGTGGATTTGGGTTTCTATTACTACAATCTGAATAATCTTTTTTAATTTTGTAACAACAACCTTTTAATCGAGACTCTGGTCTTAGTTCAAATCCTTCTTCACATGGCGGAGATGGATTTCTGTTATTACATTTTTTAACAGTTTTTACTTTAGATTTATAACAACATTTGGTTTTTTTACCGGATTTCAATAATTTTTCCTTTTTTATAAATCCTTTATTGCATGGTGGTTTTGGATTTCTATTATTACAATTCGTCATTACATTATATAATATTATTACGCAGAGTAAGACAAATTATAAATCCTGTTATAAATTAAATGAATGAAACATTTGGTCGATATAAGATAAGTACAATAATTACAGGTAATATAACAATTTCATATTACAATGAAACTCAAAGATTATTTTTGTTTAGAAATTTTATACCACTCATGAAAAAAGCAGAGTATGTTTATTTACATTGTAATAATTTAGATAGAATAAAGGAAGTAAAAGATGAATTACTATCAAATCAATACAATTTACGTATGTATTTTGTAAGAGCTTCAAAATTTTTGGAAACAAGAATATATGAACTAAGAAGAGAGAGACGACTA